ATATATGGCAATGACTATGAAATACATAAGCAAGATGATTTAACACCAGAGAATGTAATAGAAAGGTATCCATATTTAGAATTATTATATGGAAATGACAAGTATGGGTATTATAGATTGCTACCATAGTAGGTAGCATAGAGTAGATATAATCAAATGATATTGAGCCAATTATACAATGAACTATGAATGGCGACCTAATGTGGCAAGACTATAATGAGATTGTCTATTACTACTAGGTAAACAATCCTAGAGATGACAAGAGAACGATAGTGATGAAAAATTGCATAGTTCTATATCTATTCTATGGTGCTTACTAAAGCACTATCAGACTCCTTTTAAATATAGCTATCCTTATGGGTAGCATACTGAACATATTGAAGCATCTAGTTTTACTAGATAGGTGCAATCGTTTTGGATTGAGTAGATATGTTTGGTATGGTATTCATAAAGAGTACCAAGCCTTTCAATTTATTTTGAAGGCACTAGTTTTTCTTTGGTGCTATCCTTATGGGTAGCATAGAGTAGATATATATGTTCAATAGTTAGAACGGAGAGCTGACAACCCTCCAGAAAGTTATGTTAGACATAACAACGGATAGAAAGTCAAAATTATCCAGTACAGGTTAGACTCCTGTTATATCTATTCTATGGTGTCTATAAGGCACTATATGACACAGGGTATGAGATTAACCCCCCTGCAAGAAGACGAGGAGTCTTCTTTTTATGTGGCAGAGTGGAGCAGTAGTAGCTTTCAAGTTTCCTTAGCTTGAGGTCGGTGGTGCAATTCCACCCTCTGCAACCAAAATAAACGTATTGAAATGCGCACAGCATCTTCATATACCAAGGAGGTGATGCCAGCGCTTATGGAACTAGATTTAAGAATAACTGAGAAACAAGACTTGTTTATACACTCAGATGCCTTCGAGACATTGTTCGGAGGCGCAGCCTCGTAGGCGGAGGTTAAGGCAAATCTTATGGACAATTAGTAGATGCTTTAATATATGCATTAACGTATGAAAAATCAAAGCAGATTATATTCAGACGTACATTTCCAGATTTGGAGAGATCTATCATAAGAACGTCATTAGAGTTATATCCAAAGCAAATAGCATCATATAATTCATCTAAACATACATGGACATTCCAAAACGGTTCTATTATAGACTTTGGATATATAGATAACGAAATGGATGTATATCAATACCAATCAGCAGAATATGATGTTATCCGTTTTGATGAGCTTACACATTTCACAGAATATATGTATACTTATATGATTTCACGTTGTCGTGGTGCGAATGGGTATCCTAAACACATAAAATCCTCTACCAATCCAGGTGGAGTAGGTCATGTATGGGTAAAGGAAAGATTCATAGACATAGGAGCTTATGGAGAAATACACGAATGTAAACTAGAAACAGGCGAGAAAACAACTCGTTTATTCATACCTTCATTCGTAACAGACAATAAGTTTTTGATGGAAAAAGATCCGGATTATGTTAAACGATTAGACTCATTACCAGAAAAAGAACGTAAAGCTCTAAAAGAAGGTAATTGGGATATATTTGACGGACAATACTTCAAAGATTTTGATAGAAGTGTAAATGTCATAGAACCATTCTTGATTCCAGACAATTGGGATAGGTATAGGACATTAGACTATGGACTAGATATGCTTGCGTGTTATTGGATAGCAATAGATCCACATGGAAGAGAATATTGCTATAAAGAGTTATATGAGAATGATTTGATTATATCTGACGCAGCAAGACGAATCCTTGAAGTAAATGGAGACGATAAAATCAAATATACTTATGCTCCACCAGATTTATGGAACCGTAGGAACGATACTGGTAAAAACGCATACGATATATTTAGAGAAAATGGTGTTATTTTAACAAAAACTTCTAACAACAGAATTTTAGGATGGTATGCAGTACAAGAACATCTAAAAATAGAAACTACGAAGGATGAACAAACAGGAGAAGAGTTGAAAACAAGCAAGTTAAGAATATTTGATACTTGCATACATTTAATAAGAACACTACCTGTTATACAAAGAGATGAGAAAAATCCTAATGATTGTGCAAAAGAACCACACGAACTTACACACGCACCTGACGCAATCAGAGGTTTTTGCATAGAACGTACTAAAGCAACAAGAATTATGTCAGAAGAGGAATTGATGTATGAAGAATCTCGTAAGCAAAGAAGAAGGTTAGGAATTTTAGGCATAGCAGGAGCAACAGCGACAAGAGATTATATGAGATATGGAGGTTAATATGGAATATATACTTTTACTAATAATTATTGGACTAGGTGTACTTCTTTATTTAGAACATAAAAAGAACAATGAATTGATAGAGGGTTTAAAACAATCAATGAAAGTATCAACTTATCTATCAAATAATGTAGATGAGAAAAAAATAGATGAAGAAGTTGTAAAAAAAGAGAAAAAAATAAGAAAAGCATTCAATAATCTAATGGATTATGGATACGAAACAGCATTGAACGGTCATAAAGAAGAGGAGTGATATAAAGGGAAACAAAAGATTGGGAACTTTATGAAGCTGGTGTTTCATACAACCAAGCTATGTATGGAGCCGATAGAAACTATTATGACGTTATAGACACAAATATTGCGTTTGCGAGTGGAGATCAATGGAGAAATGTACAAGCAGATGGTCTTCCTAAGCCAGTTTTTAACATTATCAAGAGAGTAAAACAATTCAAAATAGCTTCCTTAAAAGGAGACGCAATAAGTGTTTGTATTCAACCAATGGAATATAGACCACAAACCAATGATTTAGCAATGCAACAGAAGGTAAAGGACACAGATTTAGCAAATGCAGAGCTAAAAAACATCCTAGAAAGTGTTAATTTTGACGCAAAAAGTAGGACATTGCTATCAGATGGCTTTGATACAGGAGATTGGTGCTTACATTGGTACTTTGATATGGATGAGCAACCATTTAAAACGTATAGACCGGATGTTAGAGGTGTCATAAAATGTGAAATTATTGATTCTACCAATGTTTTATTTGGAAATCCTAATACAAGACAGGTAGAAAAGCAGCCATATATCATTTTAGTAGGTAGAGATTTAGTAAAAAACCTACAAGAAGAGGCAAAAGCCAACGGTGTTAAGGATGTTTCTTCAATTAGAGGCGATTCTGAGACGCAAAACCAGATGGGGGATAACGGAAAACTAGAAAATGACGCAAAAGGATACGAAAAAGCTCTATATATTATTAAATATTACAAGAAGAATGGAGAAGTATATGCTAATAAGTCAGTAAAAGGCACGTACATCTACAAAGAACGTAATACTAAGCTAAGTTATTATCCGATTGCTTTCAACAACTGGGAAGAGGTTAAAGGCTCTTACCACGGTCGTGCAGAAACGACAGGAATTATACCTAACCAAATAGCAATCAATAAAATGTTTGCAATGGTTATTTATCATTTAATGCTAACGGCATTCCCAACAGGAGTGTATGACGCAGACCGTATTGAAGGATGGACTAATGAAATAGGAGCACAGATTCCAGTAACAAATTTACAAGGGGATTCAATAAGAAATATAGCTGGATATTTAGAACCAGCACCAATGAGTACACAAATCATAGACGCAATTGAATTAGCAATGCAATACACTAAAGAAACTTTAGGTGTAGGAGACGCTTCCTTAGGAAATGTTACAATGAATAATGCAACAGCAATCATAGCAATTCAAAAGAGTGCAGCAGTACCTTTAGAGAACGTAAAAGCTGCTTTCTATGAGTTTGTAGAGGATTGTGGAAGAATTATTATAGATATGATGGGAACTTACTATGGAATAAGACCAGTAGTAGTAACAGGACCACTAAACGAAAGAACAGTTGAAGATTTCAATTTTGATACTTTGAAGGGAATGTGGTTACATATTAAGACGGATGTAGGAAATGCTTCTTACTTCTCTGAAGTAGCAAGTGTACAGACATTAGATAATTTATTAAACAATGGATTTATTGAATTTGTAGAGTACTTAAAACGTATTCCAGATGAGATTATTCCAAATAAGCAAGAACTTATCACTTCAATTGAGCAGCAAGACTTATATAAACAAGCTCTATACAATTTGATGGGTAGATTCCTAGATACATTACCACCAGAATATAGATCTAGTCTTACTCAATTAGCTCCAGAACAAATGGAGAAGAAGTTGTTAGAGTTAATGGGAGCACTAGGAGACAACACAGGATATAACACAGTTGAAGATATGGAGAACCCATTACCAACAGATGAAGAACTCGCACAAACATTACAGATGGGAGAGCCAGGAGCACAGCAATTACTTCAACCTGAGACAAATGTAGGAAGAAATGCTGCTGATAAAATGGGAGAACTCGAAGAAATTGGAGGACTTCAATCATAACTACCAATTTAATGGTAGTTTTCTGTTGCTAATAAATTAACTTCCCATTAGCAATAGAAAAGTACTATTAAAGTACTATGGGCTACCATACCCAAAGGAGGAATTATAAATGGAAAATGAAGAAATTGTAGAAAGTACACCAACCGAAACAATGGATTCAGATGACGACTTTTTTGCAGAGGTTGACGCAGAGGT